ATGGCCATCGTCTCCACCCCGCTGCTCGACCGCCTGCTGACCGACGGCGTCATCCGCCAGGAGCATCACGACGCCGCCCGCCAGCGGCTGGGCGACGCCACGGCGGAGCCCTGGAGCACGCTCGGCGAGGCGCTGTTCTGGCTGGTGGACGAGCACATCGTGTCCGACGAGGACCTGGCCGCCATCGGCGAGCTGTCCGTGACCGAGGCCGCCTTTGCCAGCAACGCCACGCGCAAGCAGGCGCTGGCCGAAATGGACGCGCTGATGCAGCGCAAGCTCGAGGAATACGAACGGCAGATACGCCAGGTCGCGCTCAAGCGCGCCTTTCCCGGTCCGCGCTGGGCCTGGCTGGGCGGCGGCGCGATCGCCGTGGCCGCGGCGGCCTGGTATCTGTTCGCGCCGGCCACGCCGCCGCAGTGCGATGACGGCGATGTGCAGAAAACCCTGCGCGCCAGCCTGTTCACCTCGCGTCTCCAGCAGATGTCCCGCAACCCGCTGGCCGGGGGCGTGGCGCCGGCCGACCTGTACCTGGCGACGTTTTCGGATGTGAAGGAAGTCGGCTACATCAAGCCGGAGCGATCGCGCGGCTGCACCGCGACGCTGAAGGTCGGCGAGGCCGCGTCGGCCCTGGCCTACGCCATCGGTCCGAACGACAAGGGTGAGATGATGATCGCCGGTGCGGACCCGCGCGTGGTGCGGGCCCGCTACGGCCAGCTCGATGCCGACGGCAAGCCGCGCGCTGTCGGCCAGCCGGCGGGCGCGGCAAGGCTCGCCGCCGCCTTCGAGCAGGGGGCGGCGGCCTTCGACGAGCTGACCCGGGGCGCGGCGCGCAAGGCGGCCCAAGACAGGCAGCGCGAGCGCATGGGCCTGCCGCCGGAAACCGACACGCGCAACGTGCGCAATATTCAGCCGCTGGGCGACTGCAAGGACCTTGGCGGCGGCCGGTGGTCATGCCGCCTGCAGGGCGAGTACCGTGACCGGCTGATGTCGGCCATCGGCCGCGCCGACTGGCAGGTGTTCGAAGGCGATTTCGAGTTCTTGCAGGAGGGCGACGCATGGCGCGTGGGCGAACCCTTCACGCGCCAGTACATGGATGCGGTCGTGCGCGGCCGGGTGGCGGAGCTGAAAGGCGACGAGGCGGCGGCGCGGCTGGAGCAGATCCAGCGCCAGCGGCCGCAGGCCGCGCCGACGGCCGAGCCCGCGACGCCCGCGGGCGCCCAGGCGCCCGCCAGGGCGGGCAGCCGCGAGCATCGCGGCGACGGCGCCGTCATCAATAAATAGGACTGGTCGTGGGCCCACCGCGCGCTCAGGCCGCGACGGCGTCGCGTTCCCGCCGGCGGGCGAAGACGAATACGTGGTGGTACTTGTCGCGCATGGGATGGCGCGGCTGTTCGACGCCGTCGATCGGCGGCACGAAGGGCGCGAACAGGCCGAGCGCGTCGATATGCACCGGGAAGGGCGCGCGTTCGGGCGTGTCGTTGTAGCCCAGGATGAGCAGGCCGCCGGGCTTGAGCACGGCGTGGCATTGCTCCAGCATGCGTTCATAGCCGGCCTGCTCGTTCAGGCCATAGCCGATCAGGCCGTTGGCGATCACCACGTCGAAATAGCCCGGCTCGTAGAGCGCCGCCATCTCGGTGGCGCTGCCGGTCAGGTGGCGGCCGGGCACGCCGTAGCGAGCCTGTTCCGGATCCATGTCGAGCGAATGGAATTCCGGCTTCAGCAGCCGCGGATAGTGCCAGGTGTATTCGCCCATGCCCAGGAAGAGGCAGCGCCCCGGGCCTTGCGGGCCGTCCGCCTGGTGGTTGAGATAGTCGAATATCTGCTGTTCCAGGAAGGCCCGGTTCGGCGCCCGCAGCGGGAATTGCACGCCGCAGCGCGCGGCCAGGGCCGGAGACAGCCGGAACAGGCCTGATTTGAATGCGTCTTTGAGTTTGGGCATACGGATCGCGCCTGGCTGTGTCGCCGGTTCTTTGACCGGGTTCGCCACCGCGAGCCGCCCGGAATGCGCCAGATAGTAGACGAAATCGTTTCTATTCAGGGGTTTTTCAGCTGTTAATGATATCTGCGCAACAGGGGCGCGAGCGGACGCGCCCTGGACCGTGATGGCGGGCGGGTGGCGCGGGTGAACCGAAGGGGATGGGGGGCGGTCTTCTGGCGGAAGCGGTGTCCGCCATTTATTACTAAAATAAGGTTCATGTTCGTTCGATTGATTAAATTTAAGTTATTGATTTAATTGGACAAAAAGACTTAAATCCGTAAAGTTTGTACTTTGTTGTCAAATTTGATTCGCTACAATAAACGCCGTATGTGGTGGGTAAAATGGCGGGTGTGGACGAGGATTCCGATGCTTAGCGAATTGAAAATCAAGCATGCAGGCGAAGGCATGCACTCTGACGGTGATGGCCTTTACCTGCAGGTCAGCAGCACAGGCGCGAAATCTTGGATATTCCGCTATCAGTTGAACAGGCGCAGGCGAGAAATGGGGCTTGGGGCGCTCACGGCGGTGCCCGCCAAAGAAGCCAGGAAAAAGGCCATCAAGGCGCGAGCGCTACTTGCCGACGGCATTGACCCCGTGGATAACCGGGAAAGGATGTTGGCGGAACTGTCTGAGAGGGATGCGCGCGACCGTGCCCAACAGGTGACGTTCAAAGCCGCGGCCGAGACGTACATCAAAGCCAATCGTGCGGGCTGGAAAAACTCAAAGCACCTGCAGCAGTGGGAGAACACCCTGGCGACCTACGCGTACCCAGTGTTTGGTAGCGTGCCGGTCGGCGAAGTGGACGACGCTGCAGTGTTGAAAGTGCTTCAACCCATTTGGGAGACGAAGACGGAAACCGCCAGCCGGCTGCGCGGTCGCATTGAGTGCATTCTCGATGCAGCGAAGGCGCGCAAGCTGCGTCAAGGTGAGAACCCGGCGCGGTGGCGTGGGCACCTCGATAAACTGCTGCCGAAGCCTGCCAAGGTCGCGAAGGTGCGCCACCATCCTGCGATGCCTTACGGCGAACTCTCGGAGTTTGTGGCGGATCTAAGAGCTGTGGACGGGGTGAGCGCGCTTGCGGTGGAATTTCTCATCTACACGGCTGCGCGCAGTGGCGAAGTGTTGCGCGCGACGTGGGATGAGTTTGCGCAAGACGGCACGCTTTGGTCCATTTCTGGCGATCGGATGAAGGCTGGACGGGCGCACCGTGTTCCCCTTTCCGAAGCCGCACAAGAGGTGCTGAAGCGCGCCAAAGGAATCGCCCAAAGCCAGTGGGTGTTCCCCGGCGTGCGGAGCGGACAGCCTATGACCGATATGTCGCTCACAATGTTGCTGCGTCGCATGCGGCCCGGCTATACCGTCCACGGGTTTCGCTCTTCGTTCCGCGATTGGGCTGCCGAACAAACGGAGTACCCTTCCGAGATGGCCGAAATGGCGCTGGCGCACGCGGTAAGCGACAAGGTTGAGGCGGCTTATCGTCGTGGAGATATGCTTGATCGGCGACGCCAAATGATGCGAGACTGGGCCGCCTGGTGCACTCCAAGAGTAGCTTCTGCTAAAGCCGGTTGAGCAGACAGCTATGTGCCAGATGAAGTAGCCTTGGTCTTCTCGTCAGCACGAGCTATGCAGCATGGAAAAGCGCGGGTTCACAACGCAAGAGGCCCAGGCATACCTGGGCGTGCGACGCCGGTTCTTCGACACTAACATCGCGCCGCGACTGGCCGGCAAGGGTACCCGTGCGGGTCCTTCCATCATCTACGAGCGCTCTGACCTTGATGCCGCCTGGGACGACTATAAAGCTTCAAGGTCTACAGCCTCGCCAGCCGACGCGCCGGTCGCGAAGTCTCCCTTGGGATCGGGCACGAAGTTGAGTTTCAGCGAAGCAAAGCAAGCGATGATTTTGGCGGCGCGTTCGTCTAAAAAATAGGCGGCATCGAAATCTATTCACAAGCGACGCCAGCTTCTATATACTGACGTTGTCCCTGCTCAACAGGGACCAGGTTTGGCGACCTGGAATCACATCGGCGGACGACCGCCATAAGGCGGTATTTTTACGTCCATACGCTTTTGCGCACCCTCTTCGGGCGGGCGATTGCGGGGATACCTTCGGGTATGCCGGGTTCCTTTGTGTCCGGTTCGCCAACCCTGCTTTCTGCCCGCCCACCTCATTTGGCGATGAGCGGCGGGCCTACCTCACGAAGGAGGCCGCCATGGCTAACCAAATCCCCGTCTCGATTCTTGAATTTCCCCATAGCACCCCTAGCGACGAAGCGCTGCTGGCCACGCCCGCGCCATTGCGCCGTGTTGTCGAGCTCGCAAGCTTCACTGAAGCGGTCGCAGGTGACGCAGCTAGAGTTTTGGCCGTGCTGCTGAACAACAGCGTCGAGCGCGAAGCACGCACCGGTGACGAGGATATTGAAGTGGCCCCCCTCTCTTCGGCCACTGAACAAGCCCTGTTGCGGCTCATGGCCAATACGTTCCAACTGCTCGAACGCGAAGCCAGCGTTGTGGCGACTGGTGTATCAGGAACATAAGCAAAGGCTAATTTTCTGTCGCAATCAGGCAACGCGAGGACGCCACAGGCGCCTCGCTACGCTCAATTCGAGTCAATGGGGTGGGTCAGAAATTGTTCAACGTCATACAATGTCAATTCGGCTACGGTCGCTTAAATCGCCTTGCGCAGTGGGCTAGCACTCGCGTGGTACGGGTAACGTCCCCGAAGCCTATCTGGCTGAAGACGGAGAGGACTAAGCCCCTGGCAACTCCGCTTCCAGGGAATGTCCTCCCTCCGATTTTGATCGGAGCCGGCGGATTGCGGATCAAAATGCCCGGCGCTCGCCGGGATCCGCTGCCGGCGCTCTCTTCTTATGCAAGCCGGCGGCATTGTTCCAATTCGGAGCTTGCCATGCAGAACTCTGTACCAATCTTTCTTCGCGCCAAACAGATCCTTGGTGACAAAAAAAGAGGCGTCCCGCCAATTTTTCCCGTATCACACACGACTTGGTGGAACGGCGTTAAGTCCGGTCGTTTCCCTGCACCTGTACGCTTCGGAAAGCGTATGACGATGTGGCGGGCTGAAGATATCTACCGCCTGCTCGAGCAAGGTGCGTCATGAGGCATCACAGCAGGAGCAACGAAGATCCATTGGCCGCGGTGTACGCGGCCCGGCTGACCCACCTGCGCAAGATCGCCGAGAACGAGGGCGGCCAGGACGCGCTGGCGCGACGCCTGGGGGTCAGCCAGGCCTGTATATCCCAGCTCATCGGCAAGAACCCGAAGCGCAACATCAGCGAGCGCATGGCACGGAAGATCGAGGCGCGCCTGGCGCTGCCTATCGGTAGTCTCGATCCTGTGGGCGTCCTACGAATGGAAGACGAGCGCTTAGGTCATACAGTGGAGGGTGATATGACAGAGTTTTGGCGCGCAGTACCCGGCTATGAAGCAGCCTACGAAGTGAGCTGCCTTGGTCGCGTGAGATCAATTCCGCGATTGACGCTCCGCGGCCGACGTGTGGGCGGTGGGATTATGCGATGCGCGCGAGGGAACAATGGCTACTACAACGTGACACTCAAAGTAGATAAATCGGTGAAGCGCTTTGGGGTGCATCAGTTGGTCGCACGAGCTTTCATCCCAAACCCCGAGGAGCTACCAGAAATCCATCGCATCGACGGCGATCTTGCCAACAACTCCGTGGACAACCTCGAATGGGTGACGCACGCCGAGAACATGCGGCGGGCTGCTTTGAATGGGCGGCGGCCGCCGGGCGAAGCCCACGGGCTTCATCGATTGACCGAAGCCGATGTGCGGTCAATTCGTCGCCTTGTCGCCGCAGGACAGTCCGCGCGCGGAATCGGGCGCCAGTTCAATGTGAGCAAAACCACCGTGCTAAGCATTGCAGCAGGCCGCACCTGGGGCCATGTTGTTTGAGGAGTTGAACATGTTGTATATCAGCAACTGGAATTGTACGCCTGGCAAATCGCTCCCCATTGCAGAACTGCAACGCGGTTTGGCAACAGTCGAGACCGCCGAGGCAGCCGCACGCTCGGCCTTTGAGTTCGCCAATGAATGGGGCAATCGCGCTATGCGGGATACGCACGGGCGCGCATGGCAGGACCTGAAGGACCTTCGTGAAAAGCTGGCCCATGATATCGCCCGGTTGGGTGCTAGCAAATGAGGGCGCCTCCGAGCATTCTTTCGCCCGCAATTGCTGACATCCCGGCGGCGTTACGAGCGTATCCGGCGCGCTGGTGCGTATGGGAGGCTGTCTGGTCGGAAGAACGGACCAAGCACACCAAAGTGCCGAAGAATCCACTCAACGTATCCCGCAATGTTTCGAGCAATCGGGGCACGGGCTGGAGTGACTTCGATACCGCTGTTGCTGGCTACGACGTCCTAAGCTTGGTCGGCGAGGGTGGGTTGGGCTTTCGGATGTCGGAACAGTCGTCGCTTGTCGGCATCGACCTGGACGACTGCATGGGTCCAGACGGCGAGCTGCAGCAGTGGGCCGCTGAGATCGTGGCGCGAGCTGGCAGTTATGCAGAACTCTCACCTTCCGGTCGCGGTGTGCGCATCTTCCTTAAAGGCTCCATCGCGCGGGATTGGGCAAAGCCGATTGAAGTGTATGGCGGGAACGGCGGGCGATACCTGACAGTGACGGGGCATCGGCTACCCGATATGCCGGCTGACGTGATGCAGGCGCCGGAAGGTTTCTTTGATTGGTTGAGCGCCACGCACGGTCCGGACACTATCGAACGGCCCGAACGCGGCACAGCAGCATCAATGCAGAGTGACCTGGATCGCACCGTGACGCTGCATCGCGTGTCGGACGAAACCATCGCGGACGTGCTGTCTGCGATGACCGCATTTAGCGTGGAAGACGCCGACGGTTACGCCTTCTGGGCCGAGATGGGCCTAGCGCTCAAAAGCTTGGCGCAAGCCGGTCGCGAGACACAGGCGCTTGACATGTGGCATGCCTTCAGCGGGCTCTCGCCGAAGTACGATCCCGTGGAGGCGCAGCGCAAGTGGGAGGAAGACCTAGAGCCGCAGGAACTCACGTACCAGTCCATCTTCAAATGGGCGATGGATCGCGGCTGGGTCAACCCGAAAAGCGCTCAGGCGCTCAAGGCCAGAGCCACCGCTGACACGCGTCTTGACCGCACCGACGCTGGCAACCTGGCACTGCTGGCCGAACTAACTAACGGTGATCTACGGTACGTGACTGAGACGAGCTCTTGGCTATTCTGGAACGAGGGGCGGTGGCAGGTTGACGCCGCCGGTCTGGCGGCGCAGTCGCAGTCGCTACGTGTGGCCGAGTTCTACTACGCCAAGGGCGCCGAGATGCGCGAGAAGGCGAGTGACCCGACTCATGACGACAAGGAGCGCAAGGCGATAGCCAAAGCGGCGGACAACCTGGACAAATGGGCGGTCCACTGCCGCAATCGCAGCGCCCTGGTGAACATGCAAGGGTTGGCCAAATGCGATGCGCGCTTTGCGGTCTCTATTCTCGATCTGGACCAAGACCCGTGGTTGTTCGGGGCGGAAAACGGAGTGGTGGACCTGCGTACAGGCCAGTTACAGGATGCTGGCCGAGATGCCTTTGTGACGCGCCGCGCGCCGGTTGCATTCGATGCTGGCGCTTCGGCGCTACGGTGGCGTCAGTTTATCGACGAGATCACATCCAAGCCGGATCCCCGAGCGTCGGGCGGCTACCGCATGCGGCCGCGCCTGGCAAGCTACCTGCAGCGGGCGTTAGGCTACAGCCTCACCGGTCTGGCCAGGGAGCACAAGATGTTCATCGCGGTGGGGGAGGGCGCCAACGGCAAGAACGTACTGCTCGATATCCTGACCTGGATCATGGGCGACTACTGTCAGACGATTGCACCTGAGGCGCTGATGGCCGGCAAGGGTGACGCCGATGCAGAGAGGCCCACCCCCAGCGCGCGCAAGCTAGCCGGCGCCCGCGCAGCGATCAGCAGCGAGAGCAAGGAGAATCAGCGGCTGGACGTAGCGCTTGTCAAGCGCCACACAGGTGACGGCTACATGACGGCGCGTGGGCTGCACGAAAGCCCCTTCACTTTCGAGATCACGCACAAGCTGTGGCTCATGACGAACCACAGGCCGGATCTCGACCACGTCGACGGCGCAGTCCGAGGGCGCCTGCACCTGATTCCCTTCGATCGGCGTTGGAACCGGCCCGGTGCTCCGACGCGCGACCCGAAACTGGCCGACGGCGACAAGGATCTGGTGCGTAAGCTCAAGGCCGAGGCCGCCGGCATCCTAGCATGGTTGGTAGCGGGCGCGATGGCGTACAACTGCGAGGGCTTGGAGCCGCCGCCCGAGGTGTCGGACATGACGAATACCTATTTCCGCGCCCAGGATCCGGTTGGACTGTGGCTTGGCGAGCGCGAGCAATGCGACCCGAAGGGCGGGTCGAAGGCATCCGCACTTTTTGACGACTTTATCAACTGGTGCCGGGAAGAGGGACACGATACGAGCGGATGCAGCAACAAAAACGCATTTTCTGCGCGTCTCAAGCGGGAAGGGATAGCTGTCAAAAAGCTTGAATCCGGGAATTTTTACGGATTGAGAGCTGAGGAGGGTGGTTTTGACTAGAAATCCTGGAAGCCTGGAAGCGCTGGAGGCACTTACTACATTTTCCCATATGGAAACTCAGAAATTTGATTTTAAAAAAAAACCTAGTAAGTGCCTCCAGCGCTTCCAGGCTTCCAGGAACGAAAATTTTACGAGTCCCCCCTGCTGGAAACAGCGAATATGCAGAAATTAGCAAGTAAGGGCGTGACCCTGAAATACACGGAATTTTCTCAGTGGCTTGGCCAACAGCGGGAGCGGAACGACCCTGTGGGCGACTTGGCGCGAGACGCGTTCGACGACAGGCAAACGTATAGGCTCCGAAGCCTCGCCGAATGGCTCCCGTACTTGGACAGTGTGGGCGCCGACTCCGGTGATGCTGCGGCATTGGCGTGCAAAAAGGCCTGGGCGGAGTACGAGGCGGGGTTGAATTGGTAGCGCTGGCGCACGCTGCCGACCGATCTGGAGGACTGCGATGGCCCGAATCACGGTAGGTGTGAACGATCGTGGCGCCCGAATCGGGGAAGATCACCCTCGAGCCACGCTCACAGACCACGATGTGGAGTTGATGCGTCAGATGCACGAGGTGGAGGGCATTGGCTACAAGCGGCTCGCCAGAATGTTCGATACCAGCGTGGCGCAGGTCCGCAACATTTGCCTGTACCGCCAGCGCGCTCAGGTAGCTAGCAATTGGAAGACCCTAGCGGAGTAGGGTGTACATGTGTCGGGCGGCGGAATTTACCGTCCCGAGCATGGCCACCAAGCTGACACCTGAAAAAAAGATCGCCTTCCTCGCCGCCCTCGCGGAAACGGGAAATGTATCGCGTGCGGCGAAAGCGATCGACGTAGCACGAATCACGGTCTACGAATGGCGCGACGAGGACGAGGAGTTCGCCGCGGCGTGGGAAAAGGCCAAGCGCATTGGCATGGGCCTGTTGGAAGACGAAGTGCTGCGCCGCGCACATGACGGCACCGAGAAACCCGTCTTCCACCAAGGCCTGCAGTGCGGCACGATCCGCGAGTACAGCGACACGCTCGCGATCTTCCTGCTCAAGGCGCACGATCCGAAATACCGCGAAAAGACCGGCCTTGAGCTGACGGGCGCCAACGGCGGTCCGGTGCAGATGAGCGATTCGCAAGTCGCGGGCCGCCTGGCCGCGCTCATCGCCGTGGCGCAGGCCCGCCAGGCGCAGGAAGCGAGCGACGAGCCTGGCGCCGACCTGGTGTAGGAGTGCCGGCATGAACGGGCGTTTCTTCCTGGCCGGCGTCATCCTGGTGCTTTGCGGCGAACCGCTTCTGGCGTGCTGGTGCTGGGGGATGGGCGCCCTCGCCGCGCTATGAACGCGTCCGAGATCCTGCAGTTGCTGCGCTATCTGACCCCGGCGGAGCGCGCTGAGGTCGAGGCCATCCTTGTGCAGGACAAAACCATCTGGCGGCCGCTGCCTGGCCCGCAAATGATGGCCTACGACAGCACGGCCACGATCATCGGGTACGGCGGCGCGGCGGGCGGCGGTAAGACGGACCTTGCGTGCGGCAAGTCACTCACGCAGCACCAGAAGATCCTGGTGCTGCGTCGAGAGGCCACGCAGCTGACCGGCATCGTGGACCGCTTCACCGAGCTTTTGAGCAACCGCGACGGCTACAACGGCGCCGAACGCATATGGCGCCTACCGGGTCGTCAGATCGAATTCGGATCCACGCCCAACCCCGACGATTGGAACAAGTACCAAGGCCGACCGCACGACCTGCTGGTGTTCGACGAGGCCGCGAACTTCCTGGAAGGCCAGGTGCGCGCGCTGCTGGGCTGGCTGCGGTCCGTGGACCCCACCCAGCGCTGCCAGGCCTTGCTCACGTTCAACCCGCCCACGAGCGCAGAGGGTCGGTGGATCGTCGATTTCTTCGCCCCGTGGTTGGACCCCAAGCACCCGAACCCCGCCCAGCCGGGCGAGCTGCGATGGTTCGCCACCGTGGACGGCAAGGATATGGAATGCGCCGACGGCACGCCGTTCGAACACAACGGCGACCTAATCACGCCCCTGTCGCGCACCTTCATTCCGTCGCGCGTGAGCGACAACCCGTACTTGATGGGGACCGGATACATGGCCACCCTGCAATCCCTGCCCGAGCCGCTGCGCTCCCAAATGCTCTACGGTGACTTCCAGGCGGGCATGGAAGACGACGCTATGCAGGTCATCCCCACGGCCTGGGTGGAGGCAGCGCAGGCACGCTGGAAAGCGATGCACAACAAGCCGCGCATGGACAGCGTGGGCGTGGACGTGGCGCGCGGCGGGCGCGACAACACGATCATCGCGCGGCGCCACGGCTGGTGGTTCGACGAGCCACTGGCTTACGCCGGTAAGTCGACGCCCGACGGCCCGAGCGTGGCCGGCGTCACGATCGCCGCGGTGCGCGACAAGTCGCCCATCCACATTGACGTCGTGGGCGTCGGTGCGAGCCCGTACGACTTCCTGGCGCAGGCCGGCCAACACGTTCTTGGCATCAACGGCGCCGAAGCGGCACCGGGCACGGACAAGTCAGGCCGGTTGACCTTCGCAAATGTCCGCAGCCACGACTGGTGGCGCATGCGCGAGGCGCTGGACCCTGTGGCGGACAACGGAATCGCCTTGCCGCCTGATCGCCAGCTGCTGGTTGATCTGTGCGCGCCAGTGTGGCGCCTGCAGGGGCGCACGATCTACGTCGAAAGCCGCGAAGACATAATCAAACGCATTGGCCGGTCACCGGACTGGGCCAGTGCCTACATCCTGGCCCTGCACGACACGCCCCGCGTCGAGGACATCCCGGGTGCGCATACCCGGCAACGCGCCTCCTACGATCCGTACGCAAACCTGAACCGATAGGACGGACTCTTCAATGTGCGAACCCACAACCATTGCTCTAGGGGCCGCCGCGCTGGCGGGCGGGGCGGTGTTGTCGTCCGCTATGGCGCCGAGTGTGCCAAAAGTCGAGCCTACTACTCCGCAGCAGCCGCAGACGAAGCAGAACGAGAAAGCTGCAAATGTCGACCAGCTGCGACGCAACAACAGTGGCAACGGCGTCAACGTGGGCCCTGGTGCGTCCACCGGCAGCACGCTTCTGACCGGGCCGGGCGGCATCGACTCGTCAGATCTCTCGTTGAACAAGAACACGCTGCTGGGGGGCTAGGACATGTGCTCCGTGAGTATGCCTGGCACGGCCCAGGACTACTGGAAGTTAGGCGCGGCGGGTATGACTCAGGCAGAGATTGATGCGTTGCCGATGTACCAAGGCGGCTACGACTCGGCTGCTGAGGCCGACGGGCGGACCCAAGCGGGCATGAACGCCCTGCAGGTACTGCGCGATGCTGCCATCGAAAGGTGGAAGACCGAGAATCCAGGCCGGCATCAAGCAGCTTTGCAGGAACAGAGCGGGCAGCCCGCTGCACGCCAGGACACTCAGAATGCACGCCGCGGAGCAGGTGGCTCGGGTGGTGGAGCTTCTTCGTCTATCGGAACGCTGCTGACCGGCGGCACGACGCAGGGCGTAGACCCGTCCGCCTTGGACCTCGGCAAGAACACTCTGCTGGGCCTGTAAATATGGCGCTTCCGAACGTCCCTCGTGACAAGTACCTAACCCGATATTCTGGGCTGAAGACTGAGCGCTCGAGCTGGGAAGCCTTCTGGCGCGAACTCACTGACTTCATCCTGCCTTACAACGGTCGATTTTTCACGTCTGATCGAAATCGCGGTACGCGGCGCTTCAACAATATCTACGACCCCACCGGCACTTTGTCGGCCAACACGTTGTCGGCCGGCCTGATGGCGGGCATGACGAGCCCGGCCCGGCCGTGGTTTCGCCTCGCCACACCGGATCCGGCCCTGATGCAGTACCACTCGGTCAAGGTCTGGCTGTCAGACGTCACGAAACTGATGCTCGACGTGTTCGCACGTTCGAATACGTACAACAGTCTGCAGAGCATGTACCAGGACCTGGGTGTGTTCGGCACGGCTGTCAGCTTCGTGCATCCGGACTTCAAGGACGTCATCCACCATTCCCCGCTGCCGGTCGGCGAGTTTTATCTAGCCGCGAATGATCGGGGAACTGTCGACACGTTGTATCGTGAGTTCGACATGACCGTGGCGCAGCTGGTGAAGCAGTTCGGTATCGAGAACGTCAGTCCTACGGTGAAGTCGCTTTACGACAACGGCTCCCTGGACAGTTGGGTGACGGTGGTGCAATGCGTCGAGCCGAACGTCGATCGAGACCCGAATATGCGCGATGCGCGCAATATGCAGTTCACGTCCCTGTACTTCGAGCTTGGGCAGTCCCCCGACAAGCGGCTGCGCCGCTCGGGCTTCGAGGAATTCCCCGCGCTGGCGCCGCGATGGCAGGTGTGGGGCGGTGACGTGTATGGCGTGGGGCCGGGCGGCTTGGCGCTGGGTACTGTCAAAGGCTTGCAGCACCGCCAGTTGCGGCTGGCCGAGGGGCTGGATTACACAACCAAGCCGCCGGTGCAGGCGCCGACCGCGCTCAAGAATCACGACATCGACATGCTGCCGGGCGGCGTTACGTTTGTGGACGCCGCTAACCCGAACGCTGCGATCCGGCCGGCCTGGCAGGTGCAACTGGATCTGGCCGGAATGCAGGCCAACATCCAGGATACGCGCGAGATTCTGCGTTCGACGTTCTATGCCGACCTGTTTCTGATGCTGGCCAACGTCGACGTGCGCATGACCGCGACCGAAGTGGCCGAACGGCACGAGGAAAAGCTGCTCATGCTGGGCCCGGTGCTGCAGCGGCTCCACAACGAGATGCTCGACCCGATGGTCGAGATGGCGTTTCATCGTCTGGCGGCCGCAGGCGCGCTACCGCCGCCGCCGCCCGAGCTGGAAGGCGTGGACCTGAACATTGAGTTCGTTTCGATGCTAGCCCAGGCCCAGCGCGCGATCGGCGTAAACAGCACCGACCGCTATGTCATGACGCTGGGCCAGGTCGCGGCAATCAAGCCCGAGGTATTGGACCGCCTGGATGCGGACGCGCTGGCCGACAGCTACGCCGATCAGCTTGGCGTAGACCCCCGCCTGGTGGTGCCGTTGGACCAAGCCGTGCTGGTGCGCCAGCAGCGCGCCCAGCAGCAGGCGATGATGCAGGCCGCGGCCACCGCCGAGCAGGCCGCTACCGCGGCGCAGCGCTTGGGCGCTGTCAATACGGGCGAGCGCAACGCCGCGTCCGACCTCATCAACCAGTTCCAGGGATATAGCATCCCGCAATAGGTGACCGCCATGAACCTGATCGACATGAAACTGTCGCCTGAAGAGGCCAAGGAAGGGGAATGCTGCGTGAGCAGCGAATCCCCGGACGGAAGCCCGAAGTACCCGTGGGGGTTGAGTATTTCCCTGGACGATGTGACGTTGCGCAAGCTCGGCATGACGGAGTTGCCGGAGGTTGGGCGGCAGATGCGTCTGATGGCGGCTGTCGAGGTGTGCGGCACGAGCCAGCACGCCAACCAAAAAGGCACCGACAAGTGTGTATCGTTGCAGATCACTCAGATGGGCCTGGACGGCGCGGGGCCGGATGCTGCGCAAATGCTCTACGGCTAAGGGTGCGCATACCGCACGCTTCAGCTCGCAGAATCCAGGCGCATGAGTTCCGCCAATTACGACCCTCTCAACCCGTCGGTCACGGAAACGGGCCGCGAAGCCAAGCGTGAAGACGCTAAGCACGAATCGCGGGTGGAGTCGGACGACATGAAGTGGCTCATGGGAAACCGTCGAGGCCGCCGCATCGTGTGGCGCCTACTTTCACGGGCCGGCGTCTATCGAACGTCCTTCAGTACGAACGCCATGCAAATGGCTTTCAACGAGGGAAACCGGAACGAGGGGTTGCGACTGATGTCGTCGCTGCTCCAGACCTGCCCCGAACGGTACGCCGAAATGCTCCAGGAGCAAAAAAAGCATGACCACCGAAACCCAAGCGACGACCGGAACAACGCCAACTGATCCCGGCACGCAGCAAGCCGCGACCGCACCGGCGACCCAGGACACTACCGTCCTGACCGCTGAAGCCCCCGCGACCGAGCAGCAAGCGCAGACCATGCAAGAAGGTGCGACCCAGGCCGGTGACAAGCCGGTCGCCGAGGCCAAGCCGGACGGCGAGCAGTCGAAGGAAGAGGGCGCCAAGCTCAAGGCCGGCGACAAGCAAGCGGGCGCGCCCGAGCAGTACGAGGACTTCGCTGCGCCTGAAGGGGTGCAGCTGGACGCCGAGCTGGTTGGCGATCTGAAGACCGTCGCCAAGGAACTGAACCTGTCGCAGAAGGACGCGCAGCGTGTGGCCGATCTCGGCCCCAAGCTGATGCAAAAGCTGCAAGGGAAGCAGGCCGAAGCGTTCGCACAGATCCGCCAGACCTGGGCGGACCAAGCGAAAGCCGACAAGGAATACGGCGGGGAAGCATTCGCCGAGAACCTGGGCGCGGCCAAGAAGGCCCTCGATTCGTTCGGCACCCCGGAACTGCGCACGTTGCTCAACGAGTCCGGTATCGGAAACCACCCGGAACTGATCCGGTTCATGGTCCGCGCCGGCAAAGCGATCAGTAGCGACACGTTCGTCGCTGGGGAAAAGCGCGGCGCCAGCGCCAGCAAGGACCCGGCGAAGACCCTGTACCCGAACCAAGCATAAGGAGCCTTCACCATGGCAACCCTCCCGAAAGCCGGCGCCGTCACCCTGCTGGACTTCGCCAAGTCCATCGACCCGGACGGCAAGACCGCAACCGTGGTCGAACTGCTGAACCAGACCAACGAAATCCTGACCGACATGATGTGGCTGGAGGGCAACCAGTCCACCGGGCACCGCAGCACGATCCGCACCGGTCTGCCGACCTCCGTCTGGCGCCAGCTGTACCAGGGCGTGCCGGCGTCGAAGTCGACGCGTGCGCAGGTGGATGACACCTGCGGCATGCTGGAAACTCGCGCCGAAGTGGACAAGGACATCGCGGAATTGAACGGCAATACGTCCGACTTCCGCCTCTCCGAGGCCCAAGCTTTCCTGGAAAGCATGAACCAGACCATGGCCAGCTCGCTGTTCTACGGCGATCAGTCGGTCAATCCCGAGCGCATCACCGGCCTGGCGCCCCGCTTCTCGCTGAAGTCGGCCCCCAATGGCGGCAATATCATCGACGCAGGCGGTACCGGCGCCGACAACACGTCGGTCTGGTTGGTGGTGTGGGGCAAGAACACCGCGCACGGCATCTTCCCCAAGGGCTCCAAGGCCGGCCTGATCCACGAGGACATGGGTCTGATCGACGCGTTCGACTCCAACAACAACCGCTTCCGCGCCTACGCCGACCACTGGCAATGGAAATCAGGCCTGACGTTGCGCGACTGGCGCTACGTGGTGCGTATCGCGAACGTGGACATCAGCGACCTGGTGGGCCAGACCGGCACGCAAGCGCCCACGGCCGCCACCGCCATCATGAAGCTGATGCTGCGGGCGATGGCGCGCATTCCCGCGATGGGTATGGGCACTCCGGTGTTCTACGCCAACCGCACGGTCAAGGAAATGCTGTCGATCGCCGCCCTGGACAAGTCGCAGAATGCGCTGGCCATCGAGGCCGCTACCAACCAGTTCGGCACGGTTGCACCGGGTAGCGTCGGCAACGGCACGCTGCGGTTCTTCGGCGTTCCGGTGCGCACGGTCGATCAGATTCTGTCCACCGAAGCCCAAGTCGTCTAAGGCAAGGAGCCCACACCATGTATATCGATACCCAGGAAACTTTCGCCGCCGCGCAATCGGTGGCGGCCGCGGCCGGCGATGTGGTCAGCACGAATGTTTACGACACGGGCGCCGCGGCCGACACCGGCATCGGTGAGAACTTCTATCTGCTGGCCAAGATGAACGCCGCGCTGGTTGGCGCTGGCGCTTCCATTCAGGTCGTCCTGCAGACCTCGTCCGCAGAGGGTTCGGGTTACACCGACGCGGCTGCCGGCCCCGTGGTGCCCGTAACGTCGGCTGGCGCCAGTGCCAACCTGGCCAAGATCCGCGTGCCGATCGGCTTGAAGCGCTACTTGCGCGTCGCCTTCCGCATCAGCGGCGCGACGACCACGGCTGGCACCGCCAGCGCGTACATCGTGAAAGACGTCGAGGCCCTGCAGTATGGTGCCAGCGGCTTCACCGTGGCCTAAAGGGAGATCCGACATGCGCGTTATCGCAATCGCTCAAGGCTACGGCGGCAAGGACAAGCACGCACTGCGCGAACCGGGCGACCAGTTCGAAGTACCGGACGGCTCCAAAGCCAGCTGGTACGAACCGGTCGAAGAGGAAGCGGCCCCGGTCGGCGGCAAGAAGGGCAAGCAGCAGTCCGGGCACGACTTGGCGTAAGCCGCCCCTGCCTTTGAATCGACGTTGAAGGAGCGGGGGGCTGTGCCCCCGCTTGTTCTTGGAGTATTCCCTATGGCGTCCGCTGTCGACATTTGCAACTTGGCGCTCGGCCATCTTGGCGACGATGCCACCGTATCGAGTATCGATCCCCCCGAAGGAAGCGCCCAGGCCGAGCACTGCGCGCGCTTCTATCCGATTGCGCGCGACACGGCGTTGGAGGCGCACGACTGGAACTTCGCTACCACTCGTTCTGTGCTGGCGCAGGTGGGGTCGGCCTGGCCTTCCTGGGCGTTCTGCTACGAACTCCCCGTCTCGTGTATTCGAGCTGTTAGCGTGCTGCCCCCGAACGCGTTGGATGACTACAGCGTTGGAATTTCTGGTGGGGGTGGAGCCGAATTGGGCTTTCCTGGCACAAGTCTGGCGCAGCATGGTGCCGTGTACTCCCCGCAGGACTACGCAATTGAAACGGACGAGCGCGACCGGCGGCTGCTGTACACAAACCAGCCCGATGCAGTGTTGCGGTACACCCGCCGCGTAACCGACACGACGCGCTTTTCTCCGCTGTTCGTGGATGCGTTGTCCAGGTTGCTCGCCTCCTACCTGGCGGGGCCTGTAGTCAAGGGTACCGAAGGTGTCAGCGTGGCGCAGGCGCAGTTGGGGGCCTACCGCGCCATCATCGCGCAGGCGACGGTATCGGACACCAATCAACGCCAGAGTCGGCCCGTTCACAATGTGCCGTGGATTTCGGGGCGCTAGACCATGGCCAATGTCCGTACTCTTTCCCGCTCTTTTGCCCGCGGCGAGATCAGCCCGGAGCTATTCGGTCGGGTCGATCTGCCACAGTATCAAACCGGGTTGGCTACCTGCCGAAATTTCATCACCCTACCGCATGGTCCGGCCCAGAACCGGCCGGGCTTTGAATTCGTGCGCGAGACGAAGAATAGCGCTCAGAAAAGTCGGCTTATCCCCTTTGCGTTCAACACGGAGCAAACCTTTGCTATCGAGTTGGGCGCAGCTTACGTACGCTTCCACACTATGGGTGCCACCCTTGTCGACGGTGGTGGAAACCCGTATGAGGTGATTACCCCTTACGCTGAGCCCGATCTCTTCGACCTGCACTATGTTCAGTCTGCCGATGTGCTGACTATCGTTCACCCGAATTACGCACCACGTGAACTGCGCCGACTCGGTGCGCTGAATTGGACGCTTACGACAATCTCGTTTGTTCCCAACATCGGCGCACCGGCGAGCGTGACAGCGTCGGCGCATGCCGGGTCGGGAACGGCGAACAATGTGGACCACACTTACGCAGTCACGTCGTTGGCAGTGGACACCCTGGAAGAATCGTTGATCTCGTCCGCTTCCAATACCGTCAGCAACGATCTTTTTCTGCAGGGCGCGTACAACGATGTAGTTTGGCCCTCAGCGAGCGGGGCGACGAGGTACAACGTCTACAAGCTCAGTAACGGCATCTGGGGATATGTGGGTCAGTCGGGTGGGCTGACGTTCCGAGACAACAACATCACGCCAGACATATCGCAGGCGGCTCCGACTCTTGCGGACCCCTTCAACGGGGTGAACAACTACCCCGCCGCAGTGTCGTATTACGAACAGCGGCGGTGGTTTGCAGGCACGCGTAACAAGCCGCAGAACGTCTGGGCTACCCGCTCAGGAACGGAATCTAATCTGTCGTCGTCTATACCGACTCGGGACGATGATGCTATCGCATTTCGAATCGCGGCGCGCGAGGTGAACACGATTCGCCACATCGTGCCGCTTTCCAACTTGGTGGTGCTCACCGCCAGCGCGGAGTGGCGCGTGTCGCCGGCGAACTCTGATGTGCTGACTCCCAAGACGGCATCGCCTAAGCCCCAATCCTACAATGGGGCCAACAACGTGCAGCCGGCGTTGGTCAACAACAACCTTTTGTACGCGGCGGGGCGGGGCGGTCATGTCCGGGAAATGTCGTACAACTGGCAAGCAAATGGGTACGTGACGGCCGATGTTTCTATCCTAGCGCCGCACCTTTTCGACTACCGTACCGTTCGCGACATGGCCTTTTCCCGGGCGCCGCATCCTATTCTGTGGTGCGTCTCGTCATCGGGGGACCTGCTCGGGCTCACCTACGTCCCGGAGCAACAAGTGCAAGGCTGGCGCAGGCACACCACGGTGGGCGGGTTCTTCGAATCGGTAGCTTGTGTCGCTGAAGGGGACGAGGACGTTCTCTACACCATCGTGCGCCGTACCATCAACGGCGCACAAGTTCGATACGTCGAGCGTTTACATTCGCGCCTAATGCCCGCCGAGGCGGATGCGTTCTTCGTCGATTCTGGCTTGACATACAGCGGTGTGCCGGTGACGGTGCTTTCAGGCCTGGGCCATCTTGAGGGTCAAAAGGTGAGCATATTGGCCGATGGAGCGGTAATGCCCCCACAAGTTGTAGAGGGTGGGAAAATCGGAGTTGAGCAGGCCGCCAGCAAAATCCATGTCGGATTGCCGATACAGGCGGACATTATCACGCTGCCGCTCGCGTTCGAAGCCCAAGCAGCGGGCCAGGGCCGGGTCAAGAACATAAACTACGTCTGGCTCCGGCTTAATGAATCTTCCGGCGTGCGGGCCGGCCCCTCCTTCGACAAACTCGAGCCAACCAACCCGGGTCTGCTAACCCAGGTAAAGCAGCGCACAGATGAGCCCTATGGGTCGCCACCTCGGTGGATATCCGGCGAGTACAAGCACGCGATTAAAGGCTCTTGGACGGAGGGCGGTCAGGTCTATGTACGTCAAACGGATCCGCTACCGGTGACGCTTGTGTCCATGACGATCGAGGCAGCAATTGGGGGCTAGTCTCGCCATTCGAGCCGCGGAGCTATCAGACGCCGCGGCCCTTGCCACGGATCTGCGACCCCAGGATGCCGCAGAGATTACCGCGATGCGGGGCGCTGGGGCTGACTTTGCGGAGGCTATTCGCCAGAGCATTGCGCTTTCCAGCCATGCCTGGACAGCACACCTGCAGGGAAGCATAGCGATGATTGGCGGCGTGGCGCCTGTCGGATCGTTGCTTGGCGGCAACATCGGCAGCCCCTGGCTACTAGGCTCGTCGGTAATGTTTCGGCGTCCGGGTGCGCTTACCCGCACAGGTCGCCGATATGTTGCTTTTATGCACACCGTTTACCCGGAGCTACGCAATCTAATCGACCACCGTAACGCGGTGAGTATTGCCTGGCTGCAACGTCTTGGATTCACCATCCACACCGACGAGGCGGTCGCATGCGGCCCGGACGCAGTGCTCTTCTACCCATTCAGCAAGAAGGTCTGATATGTGCGTTGCAGCTGCACCCTACATGATGCTCGCCGCCTCGGCGGCGTCCGCCGTTGGATCAGCCAACAGCGCGAGCGCGCAGCAAGCCGGTCTAAACTATCAAGCGGACGTAACCGCCAATAATGCGCAGATTGCCGAGTGGCAGGCGCAAGACGCCATTCGCCAGGGCCAGGAACAAGAGCAGAACAGTCGCATGCAGTACGCGGCCGATAAGGGATCGCAGCGCGCGGCTCTGGCCGCCAATGGCGTAGCTCTGGACGAAGGCAGTGCAGTGGACATATTGACGTCCACGGATTACTTGAACGAACGAGACACAAGCACGATCCGGGCCAACGCCGCGCGATCGGCCTGGGGTTACCGGACACAAGGGGCGAACTACAGCGATAACGCCGCCTCTCTTCGGGCAGGCGCCGGTGCGGTCAGTCCGGGTTCTGCTGTGGGTATGAGCCTGCTAGGAAGTGCCGGTCAACTCGCTGGAAGCTGGTACCAATACTCCAAAGCGACCAAGTGAGGGCTGAACAGTGCCGCGCGTACCTACCCTAGACGCCCCGCGCGTCAGCTCATCCGGTCTTCCCGGTGTCCGTCAGCAGGCCGGCGCGGGCGCGCTTGCAGCCGAGATGGGGGCACGCCAATCGGTGCAGCTGGGCCAGAGTCTTACGTCGGCAAGCGTGGCAGCCACCAATATCGCTACCGACATGCAGCAGCAGGCTAACCAGCTGCGCGTGGATGACGCTGTCAACCAGGCAAAGGAGGCCGCACTCAAGCTCACCTTCGACCCTCAATCTGGCTATACCAACGTCAAGGGTATCCAGGCGTTGCAGCGTGAGAGCGGGCAGCCGTTGGCGACCGAGTATGGTGATCTTCTTAACCAGCGGATCCAGACCATTTCGGAAGGGTTGGGCAATGACGCCCAGCGTCTCGCGTTTCGGCGCGCTTCCCAGGCGATCGGCCTTCAGTTCCAGGAGCAGGCCACCCGGTACGAGGGTGAGCAATTTCGTACCTATGCCGCGTCGGTGCGTGAGGGGATAATCGCCAACAGCACCAACGAGATTGGACTTTATTACAACGACCCCCAGAAAGTCGACCAAAGCGTCCTGTCGATCCAGGCGGCCGTGGCGGACCTCGGCCGCATGAGAGGCTTGTCCGCTTCGCTGATCGAAGCGCAGACCCGTAAAGCGACTAGCAATGCGCATGTGACTGCTTTGACCTCAGCCCTGCAAAAAAACGACGTAGCATACGCGGACGCATATATGCGCAAGTACGCGCCCCAGATGGACGCGGATGACATGTTGCGGGTTAACGGGTTGTTGACAAAGCAAATGGACGCGCGCCTGGGCGCCGCGGCGGCCACCACGGCTGTGAACCGCGCGATGCCCCGCATCATGCCCACCCCGGCCGATCGTCTTGTCAACCTGGTAACGGGCAGCGGCACGCAGTTGCCGACCGAATTGACCACGCTGGTCGCGCAAGCCGAGAGCAACGACCGGGATCTGAACCCTGACGGGTCGGTCGTCACGTCCTCCAAGGGCGCCAAAGGCCGAATGCAGGTCATGGACGCCACCAATCGTGATCCGGGCTACGGTGTGACGCCGGCGCGTGACGACAGCTTGGAAGAGCGAGCGCGGGTTGGGCGCGACTATTTCCAGGCCATGCTGCAAGAGTACGGCGGCAATCTGACGCAGGCCCTGGCGGCGTACAACGCAGGACCAGGCAACGTCAATAGGGCGCTGAAGGAGGCCGACAAGGCGGGTGACCGGGCGAACTGGATGCGCTACTTGCCCAAGCCGGACGAGACTGTCCCTTACGTGCAAGGTGTCCTGGCGAAGTACGAGGCGGGGCAGGGCGCCCCGGCGAAGCCCACGCTCTTTGAGCTGCAACGCAATGTCCGCGACCAAATGGAGGGCCAGAGCCCGGAGCGTATCCGTATCGCGCTCGAGGAGACGGCGCGGCAGTACGAGGTGGCGAACAAGGCGATCAAACAGCGAGAGGATGAGGCCGTGGCTGGCGCCATGCGTGAGATTGTCGCCAACGGCGGGCGTTATGCCGACCTGCCGTTGGCGGTGCGCGCGAATATCCCGGCCAAGGATATCGCCGAGGTGATGAGTTTCGCGGGCAAGATCGCCAAAGGCGAGGACCGCACCAACGAAGCCGTCTACCAGAAGCTTGCCGGCGATCCCGCGTATCTGCGTAGTCTGTCCGACAACGAGTTCTACCGCCTGCGCGGGGAATTGAGCGAATCGGACTTCAAGACCTTCGCCAACCAACGCGGCGCGGCGGCCGGCCGGGGCGTGGATAAGGCCGATGAGCTGAACACCTCTGCTATCAACAGCACCCTGAACAACCGGATGGCGACCCTGAAGATTGACCCGACGCCCAAGGATGGGTCGAGCGACGCCATGCGCGTCGGCGCCATTCGCAAGTTCGTCAACGATGCCGTGCTGTCCCAGCAGAAGGTCACAGGCAAGCAAATGAACGATCGGGAGACCGAGGAATTCATTGACGGGCTGTTCGCCAAGTCGGTGCAGTTCCGCAGCTTCTGGTTCGGTACCACCAACGAGCGGCTGCTCACGCTGAAGGTCGGTGATATCCCCAGCGAAGTCAAGAAGTCCTTGAAGGCGGACTTCAAGAAGAACGGGATCGACGATCCCACTGAGGCCGACCTGTTGGGAGCCTACTGGCGGATGCAAACTGCGCTACAACGCCAGCGCGCTACTGGAGTGGTGACGGACTGATGGCCGAAGAACTGGACACCTCGAGCGCCGTTGCGGCCTATCTGAACGACCCGAATCCGCCTCCGGCGGACCCGGCCGGCGCCACGCGGGTATCGGTAGCGGCGGCCCTGGGCAGCAACCCCGACCTGGAGGCCGAGCTGCGCCAGGTCGCGTCGCGCACTGGCATACCGATCGATTCGGTGCGCCGTCACCCCGAAGAGGTGAAGCGCGAGGCGGCCTTGACGTCTTTCGACTTCGAACGGCTGGCCCGAGATTACCCCTCCACCGCGGCGTACCTGGCCGGCGTCGAGAATGCGCGGATTGCGCACGATGACGTCGACAACATGGGCGTCTTCGAGAAGGGCATCCGAGGGCTTTCGAACCTGGGTAGTGCCGCCGCGTCGGCCTTCCCCCAGGCGGGTGGCGCGCTGTGGCGCGTCGGTCAGGCTGCGGCGGAAAACGTCGCGCCGCTGTTTGACCCGCTCGCTGGCACGCTGCTGCCGGAAAACCCGCTGCGCCGCCTCGCCGCTGGCATGGCCGGCTTGGGGCGGGCGGGCGAAGCGTCCGCAAAAGACTTGATGCCGCAGGCGACCGGTAACATCGAGGCGGGTGTCTACTCGGGCGTTCAGTCGCTCGTGACGATGGGGCTGACCCTGCCGGCCAGCATCGTGACCGGCAACCCGGCGCCCACGCTCTACGGCATGGCGGGGATCACGGGCGGTCAGGCCTACGGTCAGGCCCGTGAGTCGGGGCTGGACCCATACCGGGCCCTGATGTTCGGCACGTCGCAGGCTGCCATCGAGTACGCCACCGAGCGCATCCCGGTCGGGCGGTTTCTGCACGACATGAAGGCCGGGACGCCGCTGTGGAACATGCTGATGCGCCAGGTGGCAGCCGAGATTCCGGGCGAGCAGGTGGCGACGGCGCTGCAAGACCTGAATGAGTGGGCCATTCTCAACCCGGAAAAGCCGTTCTCTGAGTACCTGGCGGCGCGTCCAGATGCCGCGGCGCAGACCCTGGTGGCCACCATCGTGGCGTCGGGCGGCGCCGTGGGAACTGCGCAGTTGGCCAGCACGGCGGCTGATCGGCTGGCCGGCCGAACCGTGCAGGCCGAGCGCGCGCAGCTGGACGGTCAGGTCCTGGCTGAGCTCGATGCAACGGCGGCGGCGTCCAAGTTGCGGGCGCGCTCGCCCGATGACTTCCAGGCTTTCATAAAGGAAGCCATGGGGGATGGGCCGGTGCAGGACGTCTACATTCGGGCCGAGGACCTGGCGCAGTCGGGCGTCGATGTGGGGCAGCTGGCGCAGGTGTCCCCGGCCGTGGCCGCGCAATATGAGCAGGCGCTGGCCACGGGCGGCGACGTGCGCATTCCCGTCGACGAGTACGCGACGCGCGTGGCTGGCACTGACCTGTCGCAATCTATGCTGCCGTTCTTGAAGACGGACCCGGCCGGGATGACCCAGGCCGAGGCGCAGGACTTTATGCAGAACCGAAGCGAGCAGCTGCGCGCCGAGGTCGAAAAGGTCATGGCCGAGCGCGAGACGGACGCGCCGTTCAAGGAATCCCGCGACCTGGTTGAGGCCGAGCTGATGACACAGCTGGAACAGGCCGCCCGCTTCACGCCGGATGTGAACCGCGCCTACGCCGGCATGATGTCCAATTTTTACGCCGTGCAGGCCGCCCGCCTGGGCGTCACGCCGCAGGAGATGTACCAACGTTACCCGGTCCAGATCCGGGCCGAAGGCTTCGGACAGCTGGATCAGGCGCTGGCAACGCAGCCGCCTGTAGGTTGGAAGCACTCTACGGCAGGGGCGGATGCGGCTGCGCTGTGGGACGGGAGCGACGATTCGCGGGCAGTATTCTGGACAGATCTCGCGGGTAAGCTGGCGCAGGACGCGCCGACGCTGGCGGGCTATTCACATTCTGTGGATCAGTCAGCGATCAACCACATCAAAGGCAAGCACGGGGACGGAGAAACCGAACGCCACAGGGGCCAGCAAGCGGTAACAGCCGAGGACGTAGCGCGCATCCCCGACGTTGTGACAGCTTACGACGACATTCGCACGAGTTTGCGAACCGACCAGGGGGCCCAACGTGTCGCGTACGCGAAGGCGCTGGACGATGGCGTGCTGGTCTATATCGAGGACGTTAGTCGCAAGCGCAACGATATGCGTGGAGTAACGCTGTGGAAGTACCCGGCGGGCACGGACGTGCGCACCGTGCTGGACTCCGCACTGAACGGTGGAGCAGAAAAGACGAAAGCCCGGCAAGCCGGGCTTAAGGGGGACGCGCACCGCACACTTTCGGATTATGAATCCGACGCGCAAACTCCGTCTCCGGAATCCAGTATAGAGCCAGGGGCGAACGAACTCAACCAGGGCGAGCAGTCGGCGCGCGGCGCGTACAACATCGACACGCGCACGATCTCCCTGCTGCAGAACGCGGACCTGTCGACTTTCCTGCATGAGTCTGGCCACTTCTATCTGGAAGTCCTGACTGATATCGCCCGCCAGCCGGCCGCGCCGGCTGCGGTGCGCGATGACGTGCAAAAGCTCCTGGATTGGTTCGGCGTGCAGGACCTGGCCGCCTGGGATGCCCTCGACCTGGAAGGCAAGCGTCCGCACCATGAGCAGTTGGCGCGCGGCTTCGAGGCTTACCTCTTTGAAGGCAAGGCGCCAACCCCTGAGCTGCAGGGACTGTTCCAGCGGTTCCGCGCCTGGATGGTGGCGGTTTACCGTTCGCTGTCGGCGCTGAACGTGGAACTGTCCGACGAAGTGCGCGGCGTGTTCGACCGCATGCTGGCATCCACCGAGCAGATCCGCGAAACGGAGACCATGCTTGATTACAAGCCGGCCTTCACGTCGGCCGAGCAAGCCGGCATGACTCCGGAAGAGTGGGCGCAATACCAAGCCCTGGGGCTGGAAGCGACCCAGGACGCCGTCCAGCAGTTGGAGGCCCGCAGCATTCGTGACATGAAATGGCTGTCGGGCGCGCGCAGCCGCGTGATTGCCCAGATGCAGCGCGAGGCCGCCGACCGGCGCAAGACGGTGCGCAAGGAAGTCGAAGCCGAGGTGATGGCCGAGCCTGTCAACCAGGCCAAGACATTCATGAAGCGCGGCATCGACCCCGTCACGGGCGAGCCGGCGGAGGGGCCGACCAAGCTGCAGATCAGTGCGCTGGAGGACATGTACGGCGACGAGGGCGACCGCTACGCCATGCTGGATTGGTCCAAGCTGGGGTATGGCAAGTACGGCATGCTGGCCGAAGACGGGCTGAACCCCGATATCGTGGCCGATCGCTTCGGCTTCGCGTCGGGGGACAGTCTGGTGCGCGCGGTGCAGGCGGCGGAGGATCCGCGCGTCAAGATCGAGGCGCTGACGGACCAGCGCATGCTAGAGCGCTACGGCGATCTGACCGACCCGCAGAGCATCGCGCGCGCCGCCGACGAGGCGGTCCACAATGAGGCGCGCGGCCGGTTCATCGCCACCGAGGTCAACGCCCTGCAGCGAGCGCTCGGGCAGCGCCAGGTGCTGACCCGCGCCGCGCGCCAGTTCGCCGAGGCCACGATTGCGCGCCTGCGCATCCGTGACGTTCGACCCAGCCAGTGGGTCGTGGCCGAGGCACGCGCGGCACGCGCCGCCGAAGCGGCCCTGCGCAAGAACGATTTGCAGGGCGCGGCCGTCGAGAAAAAGCGCCAGTTGGTGAACAACTATGCAGCGCGCGCCGCCCAAGCCGCCCAAGCCGAGATCGAAAAGGATCTCAACTACATGAAGCGACTGTCTGGGTCGACATCGCAGTCGGGCATGCGCGGCGAATCCCTGGTCCAGTTGAACGCGCTGCTGGCGCGGTTCGACCTGCGCACCAGCATTTCGCTGCGGCAGATTGACGCCGCGAAGACCCAGAGCCTGGCCGAGTTCATCGCCAGCGAGTCGGAACGCTTGGACGCCGTCACGCCGGATCTGCCGGCCTATATTCTAGACGAGGGCTTCCGCCGCCATTACAAGGATATGTCCGTCGAAGAGTTCCGGGGCCTGGTGGATAGTGTGCGCCAGCTGGCGAACCTCGCGCGCCGCGAGCAGAAGATGTACACGGCGCTGCGTGACATGTCGTTCGATGAGGAACGTTCGGCGATCCTCGCCCGGCTGCGTGAGTTCAATCCGAAGGCGTTCGATGAGGCCGGCGACCCGCTGGCGCGTGAACCTGAATTCGTCCCCAGTATCCGCAAGTCGGTCTCGAAGCTGGGCGACGGGTTCGCTGGCGAGTTCCTGAGCGCGGAGACCATCCTCGATATCCTGGAGGGCGGCAAGTTCGGCCAGGTGCACGAGTCTCTGTTCGGTCGTATGAGTTCGCGCGCCAACTGGAAGGCGACGCGCATGGAGAAGGTCTACCGCGACCTGAAACCGCTCTTCAAGCAATGGAACCTGAAAGAGCGCCGTGATTACGGCCGCAAGGGCGTACTGGTGCCCAGCGTCGGCACCAGTATCACGCGAGAAAACGCGCTGGTGGCGGCGTTGCTTTACGGCAACGCCGACGGCCGCAAGCGGCTGGAGAACTACGGCTGGAACGAGAACCGCATGCAGGGTGTGCTGGACGTGCTGGACGAGCGCGACTGGAAGCTGGCCAACGCCATCTGGGAACAGTTCGACAGCAAGCTGTGGCCCGAACTCGAGGCCCTGAACAAGCGCACGCGCGGCAAGGCACCGCCCAAGGTCGAGCCGCTACCGTTCTCCACGAAGTTCGGCGAAGCCCGCGGCGGGTATTTCCGTCTCAAATACGACACGGACCTGGACGAGCGCGCGCACCGGTTCGATGAGGGCGCCGCCGTGCGCGAGCTGCTTGGCGGCGGCATGGGCATGGCCGCCAAGACCAACCAGGGCAGCAGCACGCAACGCAAGGACGGAGTTGTCATGCGCCCGCGCCTGGACCTGGGGGTCTTCGTTGAAGCCGTGAACGAGACGGTGCACGATCTGGCGCTGCGCGAGGCGGTGGCCGACACGATGCGGCTGCTGAACGACAAGGGCATCCAGACCGCGATCAAGTCGTCGGTTGGCGTGCCGGCCTACCGCGCGCTGGTCAATCGTGTGCGCGAGGTCGCGGCGCCACCTCGCAATCCGTCCGGTCTCATCGAGAAGGCGGCGGCCATTGCGCGTCGCAACACCATCGTGGTGCTGATGTCGGGCGTGAAGACGGCGTTGCAGAACGTGGTGGGCTTGGTGCCGGCGTTGACGCGCGTGAACGCAGGGAACATCGGCCTGGAGGTGGCGCGCTTCTACAGCCCGGCGATGGCCGAGCGGTATCGATTTGCAATGGACCACTCGGAGTACATGCGCCACCGCTACCAGAACTTCGACCGCGACCTGAACGATATGGCCGCCAAGCTGACGGTCAAGGGCCGGCTGCTGCCGGACACGGCGACGATGCTGGCGCTGATGGGGCTGGTTGACCGCGGCGTGTCTGTGCCGTTGTGGAATGCAGCGTTCAAGGACGGCATGGCGCAGTTCGACAACGACAATGCCAAGGCGGCCCACTACGCCGACCATATAGTCCGCCAGACGCAAGGCAGCGGGCGTGATGTGGATTTGCCGAAGATCATGTCCGGCCACGGCGGCTATGGTCAACTGAAGCGGCTCTTCACGATGTTCTATAGCTATTTCAACAGCCAGCTGCAGATGTTGGTGCGCGCCGGTGCGGTTGCCAAGCGTGAGGCTAGCAGCAACCCCGGCCTTGCCATCGCAAAATTCACTGTGCAGTTCGTGATGATCGCAGTGCTGCCGGCGATTCTCACTGAAATGATGATGGGCAACGGCGGCGACGATGAAGACGAGGACAAGCTCGCCAAACGCTACGCGCGGGCTCTCGCAATGTATGGCGCCGGCATGTTTCCTGTCGTGCGCGAGTTGGCCTCCTACACTTGGTCCGTCTTCGACAAGGACACGTACAACTACGGCTACAAGATCAGTCCCGTGCAATCGGCGGGCGAAGGCGTGGTGAAGGGCATCTCGTCGCTGGCGGACATCACCGGCGGGGAGGGGGATATTGTCGACACGAAAAATGTAATTATGGGGACGAGCTTTGCTTTCGGGCTCCCCGGTAAGTTGATTTCCGATTTCGTCGCCGGCGCCAATGCTTGGATGAGCGGGGATGCCGGGCCCGAGGCGTTGCTATTTGGTGCGCCGCGGCGATAGGCGGGTGTACATGCCCGAGATTGGGGCTTTGAGAATCGGGGAATCTGCAAGGACCCCCGATGACTATCTCTTCGACGACGCGTAAGGCAGGCCCGTTCCTGGGGAATGACGCGACCACCGCGTTCCCGTTCCCGTTCAAGGTGTTCAAGAAGCAGGACGTAGCCGTGACGTTAACGGATGCATCAGGAGCGGACACCCTGCTGATGCTCGATTCCGACTACACGATCAGTCTGAACGCCGATCAGGATGCGAACCCCGGGGGGCAGATCATATACCCTCGTACCGGCAACCCGATGCCGACTGGATTTCGCCTATCGGTTACGGGGGGGCTTGCCTTACGACCAGCCGACCGATATCCAGAACACTGGGGGGTTTTACCCCCAGGTAGTTGAGGATATGTCTGATCGTTCTACGGTCCAGATTCAACAGCTAGCAGAAGAGTTGGGGCGCTCGCTGAAATTTTCGGTGTCCGATCCGGGCGCCGGTGCGGTACTCCCTCCCCCCGACTTGCGCGCAAACAAACTTCTTGGGTTTGATTCTACGGGCCGGCCAACTGTGCTCATCCCGACATCAGGGAGCGCAGCAGACGTGCTCATCCAATTGGCAGGACCCTCCGGCGCTTCTATGGTTGGCTTTACGCAAGGCGGTGTCGGCGCCGTTACTCGCACCTCTCAAGACAAGCTGCGCGAGGCGATCAGTGTTCGAGATTTCGGTGCAGTCGGCGACGGCGCGGTAGACGACACGCTAGCCATCCAAGCAGCCATCAATTACGCGAAGGGCCGTACAGTGTTCCTGCCGGCGGGCCGCTATCTCATCACTGCGCCGATTGAGCTGAACACTAGCACCGCCATTACTCCGAAGTACCAACCTGCATCACGGCTGATCGGCGACGGGGCCTTGACCACGGTCATCCTGAATCGATCAGGTGACTACGCCATCAAGAACACACCGACCGCCGGTCAATACAGCGAAGCCAATGGCGTGCGGTTTACCGGCGGCGAGCTGTGCCATTTCTCTATCGCCGCCGATGGAAGTTCGCCAGCTGGGTCGGGCGGTATCAAGCTCGCATCTTACTGGATGGGCTATTTGCACGACTTGGTGATCGAGCAGGTCAAAGGCAACGGTATCTGGCTGCACCGCTATGCCTCTGTCGGTAGCGGCACGAACAGTGATTCGTACTCGTGCGGCAACCTCCATGTGGACAATGTTCGAATAGACAAATGTACGGGTTATGGAGTCCTGTCCGACGTTTGGTCCATTACCTGGCGAATCCACAGTTGCGCGATTGGCGGGAACGCGCTCGGCGGCATAAAAACGGGCGGCGCGTTGCATGTGATCTCGGAGAACACCATTTTCGGGAATGGTACTGACACGAATTCCGACGCCGGTGTCTATCTGTGGTACTCCAATTCACAGACTCCCCACACGGTTGAAATTTCCGGCAACGAGTTCGACAACAATTGGGGCAACCACATAAAGATCGAAGGCCATGGCAACTCGATAGCGCGCAACCGTCTTGTGCACAGCGCTTTGTTGGGGCCTGGTGGTAACGCGTTCCGTGCGCCGGTGTGCATAGATATCGACGGGCGATCCAATAGCGGCACTTCAAACAACGTGCTTCGGAACAATTTCTTCCGGGCCGACAATGGAGCCGTCGGCATGGCATTGGTGGACATCGTCAGCCGTGGCGATGCTCAGTGTCTTAACAATGCTGCGATCGATAACATCTTTGGTGCGTTTCCGGATTTTGTGCGATCCAACTACAGCTTCCGTTCAGATGCTGGGAGCGATTACGCTACCGAGTTCGGAGTACAAGTCGCCGGTTCGAATGCAGTTCCGTATGACAAAAACGTCGTTGCAATCGCTTCGAACAACACGCTAACCGACATTCAAACTACGGCGACCACCATCCCGCTGGTGCCCCTGTACAACACAAAGAACTTTGACAGCCCCAATAGCCAGTTCATTGTTCCTTTCAGCGGAATCATCAGTGTCACGGCGAACTTGGTGCTTCAGCCAAGTGTCGCCGCTGTCGGCCTGCCGGTGGAGTTGCATTTGTACAAAGGCGGGGCGTCATTCTATTCCGTAAGACTTCCTGCCGGCTTGCCGGGTGCTAGCCAGAACCATACCGTGATGCTTAATACGACATTGAAAGTCGCGTTTGGCGAGACCCTGCGCCTACGGGCTGTTTTCCCTGGACGAACGAGCTCTGCACAGATTTCATGCATCCAGGCTGCGAACGCGACCACCACTTTCAGGATGCTGTGATGAGGCTGAACGAAGCGGCGACCATCATGATTGCAAATCGCACAGCCGAAACCGGCGCAGCGACTGGCGTGGTTGGCTGGGCCATGCAAGTCAACTGGATCGGCTGGGCCGGCGTATTTGTCGCGCTGGTGGGCGTGGGCGTGAATCTCTTCTACCAGCGCCGACGTGATCATCGAGAGCAGGTCGAGAGCGAAGCGCGCATGCGGGCCTTGCGTGAAAGGTTGCTGCCATGAAACCCGGCACGAAGATAGCCGGCGGAGCGGCCGCGCTCGTTGCGAGCGGTGTGCTCGCGCTGGTCTCTCCTGCATTGGAACGATTCCTCGGAAAGTGGGAAGGGGAAGGGCAGAACGTCGTGTATGCGGACAAGCTTGCAAAAGGGCTGCCGACGGTCTGCAAGGGCATCACGATGCACACCAGTCCTTATCCCGTTGTCGTCGGTGATTACTGGTCTCCGGAGCGTTGTGCCGAAGTCGAGCAGCTGGTTATCAGCAAGGGGCAGCTCAGGCTGGCGGACTGCATTCAGGTTGCGATCACGCAGCCCATATTCGATGCCCTGAGCAGCCATGCCCACAATTTCGGCGTACCTGCGACCTGCGCCAGCCGGGCCGTGGGGCTGATCAATGCCGGACGGGTCGCAGAGGGCTGCGACGCGCTGGCGCACGGGCCCGCCGGCAAGCCGGTCTGGTCATATGCCGGCGGTGTCTTTTACCGAGGTCTGTACAGCCGGCGCCTCGAAGAGCGTGTGCTATGCCTTTCCGGCATACAGTGATTGCGGTTTCCATCGGCGCCGGGGCTGCGCTGGTGTTGGGCGCGGGCGTGGCGCTGTACGGCGCGCACCGGGAGGCCGCCGGCGCCGCCAAGGAACGCACCCGCGCCGAGGCCGCGCAGCGCGCCATCACCGAAGCCTACCAAGTGGAGAAAGATCGTGCTGATGCCCAATACCGTGGTGCCGTGCTGGCGCGCGAGGCTGCGAAAGCTGGCTTGGCTGCTGCCCGCGCTGAGCTTGACCGCGTGCTCCGCGCCGCCGGCCGTGATCCCGCGAATCCCCGAGCCGGCCGCCGACCTGATGAAGCCGGTCCCGACTGGATCGGAGGTTTTGCAGCGTGCTACGCGGAATATGGAGACCTGGCTGCCGACGCCGCAGGATGGGCCGACCAGGTAAACGGCCTGCAGGGCTACATCAAGGGCGTGCGCGGGGCCATGCCCTAGACCGCGTCCGCACGCTGCGCCAGCCAGAACCAGTGAGAGTGTTTTGCCCGCCGGGCCTTCTGGCGCCGGAAGGTAATACGCACCAGGCCGGCGTGGCCGGCGTTGGTCTCGACCGGGTAGTCGCGGTCCTCGGCGGTGACGGCCGGCGGCTGGCCGAGTAAGAGAAGGCCCAGCGGCGGACGGGATGATGTTCTACGGTTGCCCCATCGTCAGCCCCTCTGCGGAGGGGGCTTTTTGCTACAGTGTGTTAAAAAACGGGTTCGACCGTCGCATGGCGGTTCCCACTTTTGATCATTTGAGCTACATGGCCGGCGCCCCTCAGCCACGAACAATTGCTTTGGATCTCAGTGACCGGATACAGGGTCTGATCGGAAGATCGGATCGTTATCTGGGAAGAGACAATTTCGAAGCTAGGCAGTTGCTGAGGGATTGCGATCGGTTGCAGCAAGCCAGCGCGTTTGACGGTGCGATTTGTCGCATGTATTTGGCGGAAGCCTATGGGGATGCTGATGAGGTTCGTCAATTGGCGAGGCAGGCAAGAGCTGTTCTCCCTGAACATGCCAGCGAGGCGGACTTCCAACTTGCTCAGGTGCTCGTGAGTTTGGGGTATTTCTCAGAGGCTCAAGCGATCTACGCACAAGTCGGGAGTCCAGAGCGTGGTCACATGTCCAATCGGTTTGACTTGGGAATGGTATGTGGCTCGATTGAGAAGCTTCACGAGTTCGTAAACCAAGCGAAAGCCATGAGTATTGCGCTACATGACGGTGCCGTATCCGCTGCCTTAGGGGCGTATGCCGTGTACCAAAAGACGTCAACAACCGACCGTCAAGCTGGGGAGCTACTTGATTTGGCGGGTGAGGTGTTGCGTGCGCATAAGCTGTTATCACCCCCGAGCAGCCCAACGGTCAGTGCGATTGATCATTCAGAATTGAAGACCATGTTAGTGCAGTTCGTAGTAAGGGCGCCGGTTGAAGAAATCGGAGCTATGAACTTCGAACTCGCCGAGCTCGTTGCTCGCCGCCTTGATGTTGTGCCTGCAGGTGTCGCCGTTGTATTCGTGGGGGTGGCTTCTTGACCATCTCGCCTGCCGACCTACTAGCTCTGGGCCAACGATCACTTGCCTCATCTACCTGTGAGACTGATCTTCGTAGCTCGATTAGCCGTTTCTATTATTCGGCATACCATCATGCCCGCATATTCTCCCAAAACCTTCCTTCGCAAGGAGATGCTTCTAGCGTGAAGGGCGGGGCACATGCCCAACTATATACTGCGCTGATGAATCCGACCATTTCTCGGGATCATGAGCAGTTTTTCAAGTCCAAATCTTTGGGGTACATCCTTAAGGCAATGCACGCGCAACGTATCAAAGCGGACTACTTTATTGATGCTGACGTGTCGCTACCGGATGGGCAGGTTATGGAGCAGCAAGCCGGCAATGTCCTGACGTTCTGAGATACGCAAATCGGGAACGATAGACCGCCTCCAGGCGGTTTTTTGTTGCTTAGCGAAAATCCAGCAGCCGGAAGCGCACGCCATAGAATGGCTCATCCTCGTTGGAGCCATTAATGGATCTCAAGACGATCACCGACACTGCGACCACTCCGGCGCTGGCGCTGCTGCCGGCCGTCATGGAAACGTCGGTAGCGAGCGTCATGCTGCTGGCTATCGGCCTGCAGGAAAGCCGTGTCATGCTCTGTCGCGAGATTGGAAGTCCAGCGCGGGGCTTCGGCCTGTTCGGGAAGGATGGCTTTGCGCGCTGCCCCATAGTGCTGGCGGTGCAGTATGGGCATTGCGCCGCGCGCCATCGGGCTACGGTTGAAGCTTGACCCTAAAATATGTTTTGCTATTGGGGGCAATAGGGTAGCTGCGCTTGTAAGAAAACCGGATTAACTGGTCATACGTGGGATAGATTCCTTGTGGAAAAATATCTGGTGCGCATTTTCGAAAAGTGCGTAGTGCTTCGTGTGCTATCTGCCTTGTGCAAGCTCGAAGAAGTCCGGGTATCGGTATATGTGCTTCGCCCGACGAGAAAACGACCGGTGTGGCAATGCCCGAATTCAGGTGGTGGTACGCCTCCTCGTGGCGAATGTCTATATGCGCTCCTTCTTGGTCTGCGACGCTTTTGATAATCCAAGCTCGGGTAAATTGTCTGCCACTGAGGTTCGAAAGAACAATGTTTTTATCCCACCATTCTGGAAAAGGATATCTGCGTGAGGTTGATCCCGCATCCAGATGAGGTTGATAGACCGAATCTGGGCCGCCGCCACCACCGAACCGCATGCAGACCAAGCCCAGATGGTTGACTAAGTTGCCAGGGATGATGTCGTAGCTGGTGTCCAAGAAGTGCCAACGTTCGCCATTGAGGTTAGCAATGCCTGCCCGCCCATTTTTAGTATTAATATGAAGAAGTGATCGAAGCGAAACGGCCATCCGGACACTTTCGCTCAAGTCGCCTTGATCATATTCTCTCGCCGATTTCAGAAGGTGACCTAGGTGAGCTTGTACCCTTTTCTTGATTTCGCCAAATGATAGTGGGACCTTGTTATTCATAGCGGCTCTCAAATGTTGGGGCTTGGGGTTCTGCTAGCTAGGGCCGAAATGAAGATACCAGAATTCACGCGCTGGGCTTAGCTTGTTGGTCACATGGTTTGTTTTCCGCTCACCAGCTCTGATGCTTCTCGATTAGAGCGTACGCGAATAATCTCTACCGCGGCCCTATTCGCTAGCGCGGCTCCTCCAGTCGTTCGGCCGTCATCTGGTCGCGCTCGATCACACAGGGCTCGTCGGCCAGGCCTGCCATCAGGTCGTCGTGGATCTCGCCTATGAGGCTGGCGGGCGGGGCGAACGGCCTATGGCAACAACCAGCAACGCTACAGAGCCTATTGGCGATCTTTTAAGATCAGGAAGTCATCCCGATCCATGCCGGCTCGCTCTTGAGCAGTAAGCCAGCGAGGTGCACGGCCGCGGCCGGTCCAAGTTTCGCCTGTATTTGGGTGCCGATACTTTGGCGGTATAGGTGGCCGCTTTCGAGGTTGGGGCGCTGATTCTTCGTCGCGCTGTTCGCCGTTGGCAAAGGCCGCAGACAAATCCTCCAGGGAAATGGAGTGGGCACGCATGGCTCGAACAATTTTTCTCAGCTCTTCAACACGTCTGTCGAGGAGAAGCTGACCTGCTCCCCGTGGTTAGTACGAAATCGATGTAGAGTCCGTTCACAAAGGAACGGCAATGAAGAAACGATTCACGGAAGAACAGATCATCGGCGTGCTGAAGGAGGCCGAGGCAGGGGCCAAGGTGGCCGAACTGTGCCGCAAGCACGGGATCTCGGAGGCCACGTACTACAACTGGAAGGCAAAGTTCGGCGGTATGACCGTCTCGGACGCCCAGCGACTGAAGGAGCTGGAGCAAGAGAACAACAAGCTCAAGAAGCTGTTGGCTGAATCGATGCTGGACAAGGCTGCGCTTCAGGACCTTTTGAGCCGAAAGTAGCAAGCCCGCAGGCCAAACGCGAAGCGGTCAGAACGTTGATGACCGAGCGCGGCATGGGTATCACCCGGGCCTGCGGGCTGGTAGGCATTTCCCGGTCGCTATTCGCTTATGAAAGTAAGCGCACGGGCGATGTGGCATTGACCGAGCGCATGAAGGAGATGGCAGCGCTCAAGCGACGCTACGGCTATCGGCGCATCCATATTCTGCTGCGCCGTGAAGGCTGGCAGACGAATCACAAGCGGGTCTGGCGGCTTTACAGCCAAGCCGGCTTGAGCGTTCGTAAGCGTCGCCGCAAGCGCATCGCTCCCGCAGAACGGGTAGTTCGACCCGTTGCGACGGCGCCGAATCAAAGCTGGTCGATGGACTTCGTGTCCGACGGTCTGGCCTATGGCCGCAGGTTCCGCTGCTTGAACATCGTCGATGACTACACGCGCGAGTGTCTTGCCATCGAGGTCGATACATCACTGCCGGGATTGCGGGTGGCGCAGGTGCTGCAACGGCTTGCGGAACTGCGTGGGCTGCCCAAATCCATCACCGTGGACAACGGCCCGGAGTTTGCCGGCAGGGCCTTGGACGCTTGGGCCTATCAGGTCGGCGTGAAGCTGTCGTTCATCAGACCAGGCAAGCCCGTGGAGAATGCATACATCGAGAGCTTCAACGGAAAATTCCGCGATGAATGCCTGAATGAGCATTGGTTCATGTCGCTGCGCCAAGCCAAATCCTTGATCGAAGACTGGCGCGTCGAGTACAACACCGAACGCCCGCATAGCGCGCTGGGATACTTAACGCCGGAGCAGTTTGCTCAGGCGCATCGGCAACAAAGGTTTTTAACCCTGGACTCTATTTCGGTGCCGTACTAAGTCTGGGGGCAGGTCACGTGGATAACAACTTTTAAAACGCCTCGCCCACAAAAATACGAACAGGCTCGCCAAGCCCGTCGTAGAAAAGAACGGGACGATGATCACGCTCACCGACTTACAATTCTCGCGTGCGGTCGATAACGCTCTTTGGGCCGCAGTGTCGGTTATCTTCGAAAGACATCAAAAGCGCTATAGCAAAGGCGGCACGCGTTGATCTCGCAGGCCCCATTGACCAAGGCAAGGTCGCGCTGGCAGCACTGTTGGTCGAGTTGAAGAGAAAGTCTGGCGTTGACGTGATGCTTAGCGACACAGTCATCACCGCTGGCCCAATCGTGCCGACCGACTCCGAACTCATCGCGGAGGTTCGCTTCGAGTCCGTTGCCAACGTCGCTATCGCTGAGACGCATGAACCATGCACTCGTACTAGCCACTATGCTAGCCTGACTTGTCTCGCCGATTGGGCACGCAGTTGCTCATGCATCCGGAACTCCCGACTGGCAATACAAAACTGCCAACAAGAAGTGGACGTGGATGGAGGACTACGTATTCGTCTACGCCAACTACATCGTCGCCTCAACAAAACGACCAGGATCTGGGTTGAAACGCAAAATAGAGACAACGACGGTTTTCCAACTTGAGCGAGTTTTCTCGTACTAATTTCAACTTCGGCTGCGCGAGGAGCAGTGTTTCCACTTATCCTGAACTCCAGCACTCACCCGCGCTCGAAACCATCTTTCCCACCGGTGCAGCCCCACGGACATAGCCACTGCACATGAAAAAGGCGGAAGGCCGCATCACCCTTGAATGCACACAATCGTTACTTTTCAAATTGAGAGACCAACTTTCCAAGTTCGGCGAGCTCAGTGGCGACTTCATGTGTTCAATGACGCTAAACACCGCAGCGATGACCATCGAACGTGTTGAAGTCCGCAGGCATCAGTCCGGATAAGCTAAGCCACGTCGACTGACTACCCCTTTGCTGGGCGCCTTGCCGAGTCCACTCACCCTCGCACACTCCCGCGCGCCGGCCGAGCCGGTGTACTGCTCTCCAACTTCTGACCTGCCTGGTCGTGAACATAGACTGACAACAACATGTGCTCAGTGATTTCGAGCATGATTCCAACATCCCCCAGCTGCGGCTGATGGCCGCGGTGAATTGCGGCATGCCCTGCCTCTATCACCTGTTTGATCCGGTCACGCTCCCGCAGGGAAAGATGGCCTTTCTGGCTGAATACTTCGAGTTTCTGCGAAAAATTGCCAATATCGCCGACGATCTCGGTCAGTACCTGATCAATGAGCGACCTCACGCCCGCAGCAGCCAGACGGAGGTGGCCAGCATTCGTTGCGCCATAGATCTCTTCAAGCATGCCCGGAACAAATTCACCATGGCCAAGCGAGAAGACAGGACTGCGCATTAG